GAGAATTTTATGATAATTGGCACATAGACGCTATATCAGAACACCTACAAGCAGTCGTAGAAGGCGACATTAAAAGACTAATAATCAACATACCTCCAAGACATATGAAATCAATCAGTGTTGCAGTAGCATTGCCTGCTTGGACTTGGACTATACAACCATCAAAGAGATTTTTATTTGCTAGTTATGCTGGATCATTATCTATCAGAGATAGTGTTAAATGCAGAAGACTTATTGAAAGCCCTTGGTACAAAAGCCACTTTGGTGATATATTCTCATTAACTACTGACCAAAATCAAAAGCAAAGATTTGAGAATGATAAAACTGGTCAGAGGATAGCGACCTCAGTAGATGGGGCACTAACTGGTGAAGGTGGTGACATAATTGTCATTGATGACCCTCACAACGTAAGAGAGGCTGAATCATCAGCAGTTAGAGAAGGCGTTCTAGAATGGTGGGATCAGGCTATGCAGACTAGACTCAATGACCCACGAACTGGAGCATTTATTATAATTATGCAGAGGGTTCATGAAAATGACCTTACTGGACACATATTAGCGAATGAGTACAATGATTGGGATCATTTATGTTTACCTGCAAGATACGAAATTGGTCACCCAACGCCAACTAGATCAACGCTTGGCTTTAGCGACCCAAGAACTAGAGAAGGGGAGTTGTTGTGGGAGAAGAGGATTGACGAGAAAACTCTTGATAATTTGGAAAAAAGTCTTGGTTCATACGCTAGTGCTGGTCAACTGCAGCAGAGACCAATGCCCAAAGGAGGTGGTATCCTCAAAGCAGAATGGTGGGTTCCCTGGGAAAAAGATGAGCTTCCAGAGATTGAATACTTGGTTCAAAGCTATGACACAGCGTTTAGTACCAAAGAAACAAGTAGCTACAGTGCAAGAACAACGTGGGGCATCTTTAGACAAAATGGACAAGTAAACGCCATAGTTGTTGAAATGTGGTACGATAGGGTAACTTATCCAGAGCTAAGAAAACTAGCACAAGAAGCATACGATGACTGGCAGCCAGACACAGTGCTCATAGAGAAGAAGGCTAGTGGTCAAAGTTTGATACAAGATTTAAGGATGGGAGGCATACCAGTGCTACCTTATTCACCAGATAGAGACAAAATAGCTAGGGCACATAGTAGTTCAGCTTTACTAGAAGATGGTAGAATATTCTATCCATCAAATAAAAAATGGGCTAAAAACCTAATTGATATATGTTCAGCCTTCCCTGCGGGTGATAATGATGATATAGTTGACACTTGTACACAGGCTTGGCTAAGATTAAGAAAAGGGTGGTTCATCACACATTCCTCAGATTATGACGAAGAAGATGAAGTACAAGATAGAAGGATGACAATTTATGGCTAGAGAACCTCAAGTTATTCCCTTTGCAGAAGGAATGCCTTCAGACGAATTTCAAGTAGAAGATATTGGCAATGATGAGGTGCTAGTTGGCGACCCATCTTTAGACATAATTGAAGAGCAAGAAAGCTCATTTGACCAAAACTTAGCAGAAACAATAGATGCAAAAGAACTTAACGAAGTAGCAAGTCAGCTAATATCTAGCTACGAAGCAGACAAAGAAGCAAGGTCAGAGTGGGAAGACAGATATAAGGATGGTCTAAAAACATTAGACGTTCATGGTGGTCAAGAGGAAGAGGAAGATCAAAGGGCTACAAGAGGTTTAAGTAATGTAGTTCATCCTATGATTGCAGAAGCAGCTACACAATTTAACGCTAGAGCAATAGCTGAGTTATATCCAAGTGGCGGGCCTGTAAAAGCTACAATAGTTGGAGAGCCTAACGAAGAGCTAGAAGAGCAAGCTAGACGAGTTAAGGACTTCATGAATTATCAGATTACTCAAGATATGCCAGAGTATTTCCCTGATTTAGACCAAATGTTATTTCAGTTGCCACTGATAGGGCACACATTCAAAAAAGTTTGGTGGGATGCTAATTTAGATAGGCAATGTTCTCAATTCGTGAAAGCTGAAGACTTTGTCGTCTCTCCAGAAAGTAAAGACTTATACACATCAAGTAGATATACCCACGTTATTCGTATGCCTAAGAATGACTTTAACAAGTATGTTAAGGCTGGGTTTTATTTACCAAGCACATACAGTGGAGAAGATATAGACCCAAGCGGTGATGTAGGTAGTGAGATAGAGGGCGTTGACCCCTATGGTGATAGTGAAGACGAAGTAATGACGCTTCTAGAAGTTCACGCTTATCAATCATTCGATGGCATAGATACTATGGAAGAAGAAGAAGACGATAACATGGTCGCCCTTCCTTATGTAATTACAATTGATTACGATGCAGAAAAGATAGTTAGTGTAAGGCGTAATTGGTACGAAGATGACCCTAAGCAAAAGAGAAGAGATTGGTTTGTAAGCTATAAGTTCTTACCTGGTACTGGTTTCTATGGTTTTGGTCTTTATCATATGATAGGTGGGCTAGGCAAAGCAGCTACTGGATCACTAAGAGCATTATTAGATTCAGCAGCTTTCGCTAACATGCAAGGTGGATTCAAGCTCAAAGGTAGAGTAACTGGTGGAGAAATGCAGATAAACCCTGGTGAGTTTGCAGATTTAGATGCCACTGTAGATGATGTAAACAAAGCTATTATGCCTCTACCATTTAAAGAGCCTTCAAGCACCTTGTTCAATCTTATGAACGCTATCGCTGATGCTGGAAGAAGGTTTGCTAGTACTGCAGACCTTAATGTTGGCGATGTTAACCCAAATGCTCCCGTGGGTTCTACAGTTGCACTGATTGAGCAAGGTAGTAAAGCGTTTAGTGCTATACACAAAAGACTACACTACTCACAAGGGCAAGAGTTCAAGATGCTTGCCAAGCTTAATGCAGAATACCTTCCAGAGAGCTTTACTTTTGCTATGGGAGGCGTAAGTGAAACAATCTTTGCTAAAGACTTTGATGATAGAATAGACATAATACCAATAAGCGACCCTAATATTTTTAGTACTGCTCAGAGAATTGCACAAGCCCAAGCAGTGTTGCAAATGGCTACCACTAGCCCACAACTGTACGATCAGTATGAAGCTAACAAAAGAATGTTAGAAGCTATTCGTATAAACAACATAGACGAAATCTTGAAGAAGCCAGACGATGCATCAAGGTTAGACCCAATAACTGAAAATACTGCTTTGATGTATGGCAAAGCCATAAGAGCCTTTCCAGATCAAGATCACGAAGCTCACATTGCAGTACACTTACAGTTTCTGCAAGACCCATCTTTAGCTGGGAATCCAGGAGCGTCAGCTATGCAACCAATTATGATAGCCCATATAGCTGAACACATAGCCTTGTTATACAGACAAAAGATGCAAGCGAGTATTGGCGTATCCCTACCAACCTTGCCAGAGCTTCGTGACCCTAAGTTTAAGTTCGAAGACATTAACCCAGAAATGGATAGAATTATAAGCGAAAGAGCAGCAGAAGTTGTAGCTAAAGCACCTCAGATGGAAGCAATCGCACCACTAGCTAAATTAATGCAACAACAGCAGCAGCAACAAAATCCATTACAATATGCACAAGAATTAGCTAAATTAGAAGCTGAAGCCTTGAAAGCTAGAACACAAGTGCAGATACAAGCTGACCAAGCTAAAGCACAACAGAAACTAGCAATCAATGAAGCTGAAGCAAAACAAGATTTGCAGATAGAGCAAGCCAAGCTACAAGCAGACTTACAAGCCAAGGTAGCCAAGTTAGAACTTGAACTGCAGATGGAGCGTGAGAAAAACCAAGCTGAAATACAAAAGGAGATTATCAAGGATGCCTCAAGACAATAGAAGAATAGGAATGAATCGAATGCAAGAAATGACCTCATCGAACATATCACCAAGTATGGATATGGGTCTAGAAAGCATGACAATGGACATAGATGCCATAAACAAAGTTCGTTTACTTATGGACATGGGATTAAATGAGCAAGATGCTTTGGAAGCAGTAGTAAGAGAAAGAGCAATGGGCACAGTAAGACCAGAAGAATTTGGTGGTCAACAAATGCAAGCTCCTATGCCAAGACCTCAAATGATGGGTGGTCAGCAAATGCCACAACAATTAGGTGCATTGCCTCAAATGCCACCACAAGCTCCACCACAAAGACCAGACATGAGAGGTATGTCAAGAGAGCAGATGGATATGCTAAGAAGAGGCATCGATCCTTTCGCTGAGGGTATGGTTAGATAAATGGCAAAAGATGACCAATATGGAGGCTATGGAGCGTTAAGCGAAGCTTTAGGCAAGACTGATATGGGTCTTGGTGAAAGAGGGTTAGGTGTCGCTACAGGCTTTGGCATTGGTAAAGGTCTTACAGAAATAAGCAATCCTCTTGGCGTAGCTTATAGCATTGGTAAAAGCGTTATGGGAATGACGCCTCAGCAACAAGCAGCTCAAGTCATGGGTAAAGAGTTTGGCTTTCAAGATGTTGTTAATACATTAAATCCATTTGGCACAACCAATGTAGATAAGCTTGCAACACAATTAGATGTAGATAAGAGTGGCAATCTAAGCCCAATGGAAATATCGCAAGGCATTGGTTATGGTTATGGAAATGTTCATGATGTTAAATCAAGCATTTCACCATTCGGGCCTGGAACAAATGTAACCAACCCACAAACTTACACTTATAGTAAAAGCCAAGCAGAAAGCATAGGTTCTGGAATTGGAAGTGGTGTTGGAGCAACTGGCGATCTTGGTGGAGCAAAGGGGGTAGGTTATACTGGAAGTAAGGGTGGATTTCTTGGTTTTGGTAGGTCAGCAGGAGTAGACCCTAGTCAAAGTTCTCAGACTGGGGCAGAGACTTCTGTAACAGACACAACTGGTGGCAAAGATTTATCAAACACATTCAGCGATGACGCAGCTTCTTCTTCTGATTCATCTACATATATATGCACTGCACTATATGAAATGGGCGATATGAAAAAATATATCTACAAATATGATCAGATTTATGGAAAACGTGTAGACCCATTGGTGTATAAAGGCTATTGTATATGGGGAAAATATGTAGCTACAAAAATGAGAAACAAAGGAATAGTATACAAAATCGCCAAGCCTTTAGCGTTAGCTTGGGCAAAACAAATGGCTTATGACTTATCCAAAGGTAGGTATGGCAAGAAGAGCAAGGTAGTTAAGGTTATAAGTAAAGTGGGCGAAGGAGTTTGTTACGCTTTAGGTTTTGTATCTAATATCAAGCAACTTATAGGAGAAAAATATGGCTGATATCAACATAGAGAACATGGAAGAGAATGCTGAACTTTTCATGGAAAAGATGGGCTTCCCTCATGATGCACCAGGTTTAGAGCTATCTGACGATCAGTTAGTTAACTTTCTATTGTTATGTTACCAAGGTATGATGCTTCCAGACGAAGAAGAGGAAGAAGATTACGAAGAGATGGATGGAGACGTAAAGGTCAAAGTCATGAAAGTAGATAGTGGCGATATGAGAGGCGTCATGGATGAAATACTTGGTCATGGCTCACCAAAGATTGGTATGTAGTCATGCCTTTTTCTAAATACTCAAAAAAACAAAAAGCTCTAGCTAGAGTAGCCAAGCCTAGAACTAAGATTACTGGTGCTGATTTTGCTAAACTTAAGAAGGGCAAGAAGAAAACTAAGAAGGCTTAAATGTCTAAAGGTAAGTTTCTATTAGAATTTCTGACTAAGAACTTCAAGCCTTTATTCAGTGATAATGAACTTGGTGCTTTAGGTAATATTGCTACTAGAGACGATTTAACAAAAGAATTTGGCTCACTACCAAGCTATGAGATTACTGGTGACCAAATCAGAGATGCTTTTGGAAGTAAATTTAGGGCTATAGATGCTTACAAAGATAAGGCACTACCTTTTCAAAGAGGCTACACTGGGTTAGTTAGAGACCCACTAAAAGACTTTTCAGTAAGAGCACAAGTAAGTTCTATTGGCAAAGACCCAACTTTGGTCAAAGATGCTTCAATACTACAAGGTAAAACTATAGTGCCAATGGTAGGTGACAGAATCATAAGAGGTGCAGATATAACTGGAATAGGAGCTTTGGACTTTGATAAACCAGTCAGAACCTATGGTGGTATTCAGTTTATGGATGACAGTGAAGCGGCTTGGGCATCCAAAAAAAGTGCTATGCAAGGCAAGCAAAATGTCATAGAGACAATTGATAAAATGGGAGGTAAACCAGTAGCTATGCCAGTCACAATGGCAGAAAGGGGTGGAGACTTTTCGTTAGATACTGCGAATCTAATTATTGAAAGTTTCAAATCAATGGATTTACCAAAATCTAAATTAAATAAAATATCAAAGTTAATTAAAGAAACAACAATTGAAGGTAAAAATCCATTCAAAAAAGCACCTAATCTTAATAATATGGATGAATTTGCTAAATATTTTAGAGAAATGCCTGGAACTTCTAGAGCATTACTAGTTAAAACATTGGATAAAGATGCATTACAAAAAGCAGGAGCACCAGATATAGGTCAAATAAGATTAGCATCAACTAATCCAGGTCTGTATGCAGAAGATTGGTTGGGTATGGGAGCTAGGTTTGTAGACCTTGACCCCAAGAGGGGTGTGTTGCCAAGTAAACATCCTTCTTATGACAGTCAGCTTATGAAAGCATCAGATGCTGAAACATACACATTTGGCACTACTATACCTCATACAATAATGCTTAGAAAGATAATGGAAGAGCGTAGAAAAGCAGGTAAGTATGGTAACTTTAAGCCACAATCAGCAGATTATAAAACCCTTGAAATGTCACCTTCAAATATTGAGGTAGTTGACCAACAATTGATAGATGAGGCGTCTAAGTTCTTAGAGATAAAAAGAACACTAGGCGATGAAGAAGCATATAAATACGCTCAAAGTTTAATACCAGCAACATAGGAGATAACATGGCTAAGAAACCAGGATTATACGCTAACATACATGCTAAGAGAAAAAGAATAGCTGCTGGCAGCGGAGAGAAAATGAGAAAAAAGGGTGAAAAGGGTGCTCCAGCTAAGGGTACGTTTGCAAAGATAGCGAAGCAAGAGAAGAAAAAGAAAAGCAAGAAAAAAACAAGGAAAGTATAATGGCTAAAGGCGTTAATCATTACTTCAAAGATGGCACTAAGTATACTGGGGCAACTCACAAGGATGCTAAAGGTAAAGTTATGTCAGGTGCTAAACATACTAAAAACAGTAAGTATTTAGTTCATATGAAGGATTTATCTGCTACTGCAAAAAAGAAGGCAAAGAAAGCTAATGGCTAAGTATAAAGGTAAAAGTGTATCTCTAAATAAGCCTAGAAGAATAGCAAAGGGCGAAACATCCTATGGCAAGAAGAAGTCAGTTGTCTATGTAATGGATGGAGATAGAGTAAAGCGTGTGACATTTGGTGACCCAAACATGCGAATCAAAAAGAACCAAAAAGGCAATAGAAAAAGTTTTAGGTCTAGACATAACTGTGAAAACCCAGGACCGAAGACTAAGGCAAGATATTGGTCATGTAAGGCGTGGTAAGATGAACCCATTTGGTGTATTTGCGAAATTAGTTAACAAAGGCGTAAGAGGCAAAGATGCAGTGCCATATCAAGGTGCTGGTGAAGTTTTAGATGCTATGCCTACTGAAGAGCAGTTAAGAGAGTTAGGCAACCTACCAACTGAGCAAGAGTTAATAGAAAGAGGTTTTGACCCATCGACTTTCT